ATTTCAAAAGATGGACAAGAAGATCAATACACTTTGTATGAGATACATACTAATTTAGATTTAGAAGGTTATGAAGATATGGGAGAAGACGGCGAACCAACAGGAATTAAACTTCCATACATTGTAACTGTTTCACAAGCGGGTAATAAAGTTTTATCTATTAGAAGAAACTACAAAGCAATGGACCCGTTAAAGAAAAAAATAAATTATTTTGTGCAATTTAAATTTTTACCTGGCACAGGTTTTTATGGTTTTGGTCTAATCCATATGATTGGTGGATTAACTAGAACTGCAACAGCAGCTCTTAGACAGTTGTTGGATGCAGGAACTTTAGCTAACTTACCAGCCGGTTTTAAATCTAGAGGTATAAGAGTCAGAGATGACGCTCAACCTTTACAACCTGGTGAGTTCAGAGACGTAGACGCTCCTGGTGGAAACATCAGAGATCAGTTTATGACTCTACCCTTTAAAGGTCCAGATGCAACACTTCTACAATTAATGGGAGTTGTTGTATCTGCTGGCCAACGATTCGCGAGCATCGCTGATGCACAAGTGGGTGACATGAACCAACAAGCTGCAGTCGGAACGACAGTAGCATTATTGGAGCGTGGATCGCGGGTTATGTCAGCTATACACAAAAGATTATATGTAGGATTAAAACAAGAATTTAAATTATTAGCAGAAGTATTTAAAAC